ATGAAGTTTAGAAGGAGCTTTCAAACTCAGTTCAACAGTGCCATTAGAAGTAATGGCAGATGAGTCGAGGAAGGTTGTTGGTCTAACAAGAGCACGAGGTGTAGCCTGCTTCAGTTGATATGGAGCAAAGTACACAGTGACATCTGCGCTAGATTGAGTCCCCTCCTCATGAACAAAAGAGGAAAGAGGTTGGATCCCAAGCAATCCAAAAACATCTGCAAGTGCATAATCATATGGTCTGACGAGTGTAATGTCAGCCCAAGGCATTAATACATAAACAGTGTTTTGGAAAGAAGGTTTCCAAGTAAATCCAATTTGAGAAAGATAGTTCGTTGTATTTCCAAACATCGTTCGATAAACCCAAAGGGATACAGACATTGGTAGAGGAGTCATGCAATAAAGCTTCACCAAGCAATGAGATTGAAATTGTTGTGAAAATGACATCTGCGTTTCTGTTCGATAAGAAAACATAGGTGCAAACACGCCAACACCAGCACTCGTTACTTGACGGGCTCCGAAGCAATTACCTTGCTCTGGCATATCATACCAGGCCAAGTGATCGATTGAAGGAAGAGTTAGTTCCTGCTCACAATCAACAAGGCACACAACGTCTTGCATCCCATCAGGAGTCATAAGTCGTCTGATACGTTTGAAGGTATCAGGTCCAGTTCTACGCGAGAAGTCAATTGCTTGACTAGCTTCGCGTGGCCGAGTGATATTCGAGATAATCTGGGATTCATGATGATTTGTCCCGGGATTGGTCTCTTGTACCACGAGTTTGTTGGTGGAATCTGTATTCATAATAGATAAGAACTATTGTAAATATCTGTATAAATAATTTTATGTAGTTTCGCTTTACGTATAATATGATTCCAAATATTATAAGTATCAATATAGTTAAAATAATTAAGTTAATGATTATTTGATGTTAAAAGTTTTGATGTAGTTTGTTTTGGTGCAATTTAACAGTTGCTATTTTCCGAAATAACTGTATCTTTTGCCCATTTATTAGAAGCCGCCCTCATTATAACGGGTGAAATACTCACTTCGCATTGCGGAATATCCTAAAATTTTCCCATCAAATGCTGAGTGAGCACGCCATCCGTTAAGGGAAAGACCGCGCTTCAATTTTTCACTGAGTTCTTTATAGTAAACCGGTCCATGACAGGTTGCTTCAAGGAGCCCTTCATACACTAATGTTGCATGACCTTCAAGATCTGAAGGATGCAACATTGTGTAACAGAACCGAGATTCAATTGATTCTCGATCCAAAGGAGCTGTAATGAAGGAAGGCCCTGCCACTTTGAATTTACGTTTGAGAAACGTGAGTTCGGAAATATGATGTTCAGTTCCAATTTTAGATTTAGAGGCAGATGTATAATCCTGTTCAAGAATATTTACCATTATGTTTTGAACCGCTTCAAAAGTATAGCCAATGTCCGGATCAGGAAGAATAAGTAGATCGTCTCCAAAGAAGACTGCTCTAATATACTTTCTGAAAAGTTCAAAGTCTATAAATTCTGATGCCTGTTCAAAGCTAAAGTCTTCTCCATACTTCTTCTTTGCCATAATAATGACAAAAGCAAAGAAGTGATAAAGAAGATTTATAGCCGAGTTATCTTCTGTAGTATCTGGGTCACCAGAGCTATTGCCATGATGATCCATATATACATTAGAATAACAAGACGAAATAGAGTCAATATTTTCGTTGAGTAAGCCTTTCATAATATTTTCGGTTGAT